ATGCGGTTTTACCCGGCACAGTTTGAGGGCGAGTGGCGCAAGAGTTTTGGCACACCCGAATTGCACGGAATATGGCTTGTGTATGGCGCAAGTTTCAATGGCAAAACCACATTCTGCCTACAACTTGCCAAGTATCTCACCAAGTTTGTAAACCGCGTATTGTTTAACAGCATCGAAATGGGCAACCGTTACCCCTACCAGTTGGCACTGATGCGCAACAATATGGCGGAATGTGGGCACAAGTTCCTAACCGCCGTAAAGGAGACCCCGCAAGAGATCACCGAGCGACTATTGCGCAAACAAAGCCCCGACGTGGTAATAATCGACTCTTACAAATACTTTGAACGCCGAAGGATGGACGTTTACAAGCGACTTGAAGACGAGTTCCCAGAGAAACTCTTCATTATCATAGCCCACGAAGACAAGAACCAACTGCCCGATGGCGCACTCGGCAAAGAGCTGTACGCCTACGCCGATGTAAAAATCCGTGTTTCGGGTCGTCAGGCATTTGTCAACAGCCGACTTGGTGGCAGCTACGAACCATTTATTATCGACTCTGAATTTGTGGAGCAAGCAAATGCGGAGTTTTAAAATTGAAATGCAGGCGGCTCGCCTGTCAATTATAAACCATTAAAACAATACATTATGGCACAGACATCAGGAAAGTGGGACAATACCCACAAAATTTGGATTGTAAAAGCCGTATGCAAAGGCGGCGGAGTAGTAACGGCAGCGGCGGCAACATGGGAAGCCGTGGTAATGCTTCTTAGAATGTTCGGCATAAATTAGGAGGACCGCATTATGGCAGCATTACAAGAAGACAAATTGCAAAAGCCGCTGTTAGCCCGATATGAGTTCTACACCGACATTCTTGGACATACGCTCCACTACGTTGACGACGAAAAACTATTCAATGAGTTTTGCACAGTACGCAACCGATTGTCGATAAAAATTCACATCCAACAAAGCGGCAAGAAACCCACCGAACGCGCACCGTTCGACAATTACACCATTGTAGACAAATCATTTATTAACACATTAAATATTAATTAAAATGGCTCAGAAATTAGAATCATTATTAGAACAACGTCGCCAACTTGACGACAAAATTATGGAACTCAACTCAAAGATTGAGATTAACAAAGCCGCTGCGCAAATGGCAGCCATCAAACAGGCAAGGTTTAAAAAGCTTGAAGATGGAGCAAGAGCAAGTTGCGACAAATACACAGCACTCCGCAACGAAACGCAAAACAAGCGCGACGAACTTTCAAAACAGATTGAAACCTTTGAGGGATAATTAACACACAGTAAAACATTATTTATTAACGATTAAACATTTAATGCCATGACACAAAAAGATTTAGAATTAATAATTGCAGACATCAATGTGGAATACCGCAAACAACAACACCAAGCCACCAAAGAGTTTTACGACCGCCGCGACAGCGTAATGGCAGAGGCAGAACAGGCTCGCAAAGAACACATCGAAAAGTTTGAATCCAACATGAGCCGTCAAAAGGAACTCGAAGCCGAACTTGCCGAAAAAAGACGTTACGGCATAGCCTCTTACAGCGTGGAATTTCAAACAATCAAACAACAGCTTGACGAGGTTGGAGCATCGAACCGGGAACTCAAAGAACAACGCCGCGAACGCGAAAGTGCTCTTAAAGCTACCCTTCGAGAACTGCACCGCGATTACGAAGATGGCTGCATCAAACGCCGCATCCACTTTGCCGAAAAGAAAAACGAGGCTGCACGCCGCTATAACGAAGAAAAAAACAATGCTTAATCAATCATTCTAAAAACATAATACCAATGGAACAAACAAACATAACAATGACTGCCGCAGAACTTAAAGAGTTTGAGGCATACAAGGCTGCAAAGGCAGCACAACAGGCAAAAGAGGAACGCAAAAAGAACCTCAACACCTACAACGCCATGATCGACGAGCAAGTAAACGAAACGATCCCGGAACTGCAATCGGTAAGTGAACAATTGTCGATGGTGAAAAAGGCTGTTTTCGACAATTTCCAATCGCTCTTGGATATGAAAAAAGACGTTATGAAAATAACCAAAGACGGACAGCGCAGCCACACTTTTACCAACAGCGATGGCAATTCCCGCATTATACTCGGCTACCACGTGTTAGACAACTACAAAGACACCGTGCAAGACGGTATCGACATGGTAAAAGAGTACATCACCAGTCTTGCCGAAAGCGATGAAACCAAATCGCTTGTAGACATGGTGCTTAAACTCCTTAGCAAAGACCAAAAAGGCAATCTGAAAGCCAGCCGCGTGTTGCAGCTCCGCCAGATAGCCGAAAAGGTAAACAACGAAAAATTCACCGAAGGCGTGGAGATCATTATGAACTCTTACGCGCCGACTCCCTCTAAAAAGTTTATTCAAGCCTTTGCCAAAAACGACAAAGACGAATGGGAAGTAATTCCATTGAGTTTAACCGATGCAAAATAATCAGCCATGAAAAAGCAAGAAAACGACAAGGATTTAGTTGTGCGTATGATTTGGGAATACCGTACGTGGTATGCCAAACGTGTAGGGCTGCCGTTGCAATACAGTAGCCAAAACGCCTACGTAATAGAGTATAACACAATGAAGGGCATTAAAAATATGCTCGAAGGTACTTACCGCTCAAAAAATCCAAACGTAATACCCGGCGACGAAATCATTCTCGGCATGTGGAAGCGACTGTTGGAGTATCTCAAAGAGAAAAAAAACTACTACTTCACCACCGTTGGCAGCATCCACCGCAGTTACAACACCATTGTGGCTCAAATGATGCGACACGCCGAAAAAGAAAAGTTTGCCGCCGACAAAAAGAAGGCAGACAGTATGCAAACCAAAATCAGTATCATTCAAGACATGATGCAGTAATAATGCATAATTCATAATTATGACAAAGGAAAACTCTCTAACTACCATCAATGCCAACACGCTCCCGGCACTGCAACTGAGCAAAGAGGAATTTCTTAAAACCTTTTCGCCAGCCAAGTGCCTTCGGGCGATGGCAAAGTACAAAACACCGGTGCAGTGCTCGCTCGCCGCCGACGTGCCCACAATTGCAGCCGTGCGCAAAACCTACGGCGAGGAGTACATATCCGGCTATATAAAGTTGTGGATAATGAACCTCTACGACTTTTTTGGCAAACAGCCTTTGAACGATATGCAGTTAGACGAGGCGGCGTTTCTCTGTATCGAAGGCCGCTACTATCTCAACCTTGCCGACATCAATGCCGTGTTTACCATCCTGAAAAAATCGGCAGCCGACATCAACCCTCAAAAGATAGTAAAAGCCTTTGAAGATTACGACATCCGCCGCGCCAAAGATTTTTACAACCACACCCTCACCACCGACGTGCATCCGGACTATGGCACACGAACGGCGGATTTAAAACTACTCAAAATAAACAACTACAAACCCAAAAAACAATAACCACCATGTTTAAGAGCACACAAAAACGGGCGGAACAAATAATGCGTCTCCTTGCCGAATACTACGAGCCCGGACGTCAAGACCGCTGCAAACGTTGGGTATACCTGCATCACGTTTTGCGCACCCTCGGCATCTCGGAGCGCACATTTTACCGCTACCTTGGCGAATACTCGCGCCGTCAACCCGACGCACCCCCCATGCCCGAATACCCCACGCTCTTTTAACAAAAAAAACCGCAGCACAATTACGTGCTGCGGTTTTTTATTAAAACACATTATATTATATAAAGTGTGGTGCGGTTAGTTGATAACGTTAAACGAGGGGATGGGTTGCCAAGCCATTGCCCCTTGTGCTGGCATCGAACCGCTAAATGTAACATAGGTAGCGCGACCCAAGCGAGGACAATACACCCACGATGTAAAATTGCCGTTGTCATTTCCAGAAATAATGAATATCACCTCCTCGCTGTCAGAATAGTTTGTCCACGAGCCAACTTCAATTTTGTCCTGAGCCTTTTTGAACTCAAATTCATTGCCTCCTGCCGTAACATATAATTTTCCAAAGGTTGTGTCTTCTCTTACATTGGTAATGTCAAATGCGTGTATTTCCCCGTTGTAATAATTTGCATACAACTTGTCGCCAACCACAGGTTCGCCTATTACTACCGCACGTCCACCGTTATATAGAGAAAGAATGTAAACTGACAAGGTGTCTACTCCCGAGTAGACATATATATTTCCGGCTTGTAAATCGCCCGGCAGAGCAGCACTGACAATAACATTTGGCGTCGGATAACCTTCCGATGCTTTGTATTCATAGTCAAATCCCCTCGTGTACTTCTCGTTGGTTTGACCCACGTACTTCACTATTTTGCCGTCGGGAGCATCGGTGTAGGCGTCGAGATCGTCAACAAGTTCGAGGTAGTTGCCCGTTTGCGGTTCGGGAATTTCGCGGAGAATCTCCTGTTTCAAATCGTTCAACAAACCGGTAAGGGTTTCGGTGTCGGTGATTCCCTGTAAGAAGTTCTCAATCTCGTGCCAGCGGTCGATGGTGGTGTCGGATGTGTTGGCATCTTCTAAGAATGCACGTACACGTTCTTTGAACGCCTCGTAATCGGTTTTTGCGGCTTCGAGGGTAACAATGCGGGTTTCGTGACCGGCAATGTTGTCCTCGGCTGTGTCGAGGTCGTCTTGAATTTGTTGGAGAGTTTCGCCGAGGTTGTCCACCTCGCTGATTGGGTGGTTGTGTCGTTCCTCAGCCTTGCGGTTGATGATGTCAACGATGTTTTCATCGCCCGACACAATTTTTGATGGGTCGATGGTGTCGTCTTTGTGAACGTAAGAGTCGAAAACGTTCTCAAAGTCTTGCTGCGTGGGGTACATACCCGTCTTGAAGCGTTTCTTGTTGTCTTCTCTTGAAATTTTACTCATGGTAATTTAATTAAATGGTTATTAAATGATATTTAAATGGTGTTTTACACCGTATATGGGTCTGTTTTATACGAATGGGCTTTTTTTGCCCTGCATATAAGCAGTGTAATACATTATTTGGTTGTCGGTAAGGTTTTCAAACCATTGTTCAAACAGGTGGCGGTACTTCTTGTGGACAGTCCTGTTGAACTCTTTTTCCAAGTAGTTTTTCAATTCGTTCATTTTTTGCGATTTTATTTGGTTATACATTCTTTTACCTGTTTTACAAAATGGTCGGCAAGTGCGCATTTGTCGGGGGTGCAAGTAACTTTTGTCATCATAAGATGGTGAGGACAGTCGATTGGACAGTCTGCCCACGTCGTCCAGTTGGAGTATTCGCACCTCTCTTTCAGTTCTTTCAGTCCACAAATGGCTGTTTTCCCGTCGTAAGACTGACGCACGTGTCGGCAATACGACACAAACATCGTCTGCAACGCCGTTTTCTGAGCCTTTGTGAATTTTATTTGCGTTTTTTTATCCATTTTGTTTGGTTATTAAATAATTGTTTGTATATTTGCAGTGGTTGAGGATTGCAGTGTAACGAGCAGTTCTATGACGGAAGAGTAATCGCCGCCGTAGCTTTGAAGTTCCTGTAGTCCTTAATTTTTTATATATCATATTCAAAAGTTTTTATCCTACCGTTACCAATATGAAGCACACATACAATATGCTTCAATTGTATTTCGTGTGATTTTTCTTTCAAATATTTAATTCCATTTTTTATCTTTTTTTCTCCATAGTAATTAGGGTCATAAAAGAATAAGCAAACAGTATCCGCCTTTTCTTTTATATCGGTTCTTGCATTGAACTTTCTTAATTGTGCATTTTTACTTAAAAGTGCAGTACCGTAACCAACTTTATTATTTTGTGTTATTGATTTTATATCCATTCTGACACCATCAAGAAACATATCCAAGGATGATAAAACATCTCCTTTCTTATTTTTTTTGGATTCATCACAAAAAATAACACTATGACCATTAGAAAACATTAACTCCATAAGAATATCTTCCAAATCATCGCCAGTTAATTCACCGAAGTACTTTTTGTTGTCATTTCTATGTTTCGCGTGTCCACGATGCGTGGCTTTAATTGCACCAGTTTCCTCATTATATTCGACATTTACATAACTACTATCTTGGTTAAGTTTATTAAATATTTTTCTATTTGCTTCCTTTGATTGGCTAATTGTATATTCCCATTCAGCGTACTCTGTAGCCTTTTCCAAAGATTTGCAATTCCCGCAATGCTTTTTCTTGCCACCTACCAACGCTGCCCACAACTTTCCAACCCCCTTATTAAATGGGCACTTCCCGCAATTCTCCGGATAATACGGATGACTGTTGGAAAATATCTCGCCTTTTTCGCCGGGATTGGATTCGAGACCGCGCTGTGGTTCCGAGCCTTTTATTATTGTGTCGGCGGGAACTGGTGTCGGTTCTTTGTCGGTATTGCGGAGACTGCACTTGCAGTTCCATCGGTCGCCGGGGCGGTGTTGCTTCCAAAACTTGTGATCGATCGGCAGGCAAGTAAACCAATAGGGCTTGTGATCTTCGCCGGGATTGGTCGATGTGCTCGGCTGCCATTCAAGATTGGGCAAAACATCGCGCTCGTCAACAAACTTTCGCCAGTCCGCCGCCTGATGTGCGCGAAGCACAGCAGTATTGTACTCAGTTTCAAGCCATAGACGGTTGGTGTGTTTGATATACGGGGCAACATCTTTTACAAACTTGGTAAACGGTTTTAGTTCGCCTTTTTCGTTCAAAAGATACTTTGCAATATCGCGCTGCATCTTGTGTGTGCGAAATGCCGAAAACACCCACATATTGTGCGTTAATTGGTGTTTAAAAGCAGTATCGATACTAAACGACGACTGTTTTACGCCCTTGTTTATAGCACCTTCAAAAATTTCCTTAGTCTTTTCAAAGAGCGTGGGTTCTATCTCCTTGCCGTTGCCGTATTTCTTTTGGTAGATATTAACCAACGCCTGTGCAATGGTGTCGGCATCAAAAGAGATGGCGTGGTTCGGAGCGTCAAGGCGGGCTGGCAGCCCGCACTCCACACCATAAAGCGAGTTCAAAGTTTCCGTTACCCCGTCAGCAGCGGGGCTTACACGAAAAAACTTTTTGCGCGGTCGAATAGTGATTGGTTGTGGGGTGCGGACGGCTCGTCCGCTTTATCAGTGTCGTCCGCTGTTTCCGGCTTAGGTATGCCGTAGGTCTCGTACCAATAATCAGCATCAATGTCAACCTTTGACGATACTTGAAGATCTATTTCCAACCGTTGTTTTAGTTCGTCAAGGTTTTTTTCTTGCTCAAAGCGGAACTTTCCCCCTTTTACAGGATAGCCGTAAGAGGCTAAGATATTGAGGAAAAATGCACTGTTGAGGTACGAAAGCACATACCTAAGGTCGGCCTGTGTAAGTTGGTTCTGTTGTCCGGCGTGTATCTCTGCCTGTGCGTAACCCGACGACGAACTGGATGCCGTTGTTTCGGTGTTGCCAAGTATTGCAATGCTCATTTCACGGTTGCAAGCCTGAATAAGACGCTCCTGCAATGCACCGTCGCCGTTTGAGGTTTTGCCGTCCATCATTTGGAAGTTTGCCTGTTTGGGTATCATCATCACAAGCGACGAACCCGACTGATCAAGGATTTCACGCAGGCGGCTTTCGGTTTGTTTGTCGTAAGCATCGTATTGAATAATGCGCACAGGCTGCCCGAAGATTTCCACGTATTGGGCAAAGTCGCCGAAGCCGCTGCGCTTGTAGAGAGCAAACATCGAACATTGGAGTAGTTTGCCGAGATTCTTTTTCTCACCTATAAGCCATACACCGGGATAGTTACTAATATCCTCACCTTCATAATCGTATTGCGATTTGGCAATTTGCCCCTTTTCGGGTCGGATATGGCGGCGGTCTATTTCGTTATAGCAAAACTCTCTGTCTCTTACAAACTCCACTCCCGAAATACCCCAATAGATGGATTCCATTATCAGTTCCAACAGGTGTTCAAAACTGTTGCTGCCGATAAGGTTGTCTAATTCGTCCACCTTGCGACCTTCACTGTCTACAAAAACGATTTTCTTATTGGTAACGCTTTTTGTACGCTTTTCAAGAATGCCGGAGAGGTGTCCGTCGATGGTTACAATATCGTGGTAAAGGTCGTATAATCTTACACGGTTGGGATTATAGACACTTTCGGCACTTAGAATGGCACGTTTTAGCGAGCCGGTGTCCTTACGGTTGCGGTCGGGCGAAACGTAGGTTATTTCAGGTATTATAAGTTCTTTGTCCATTTTGATTATGCATTATGAATTATGAATTATGCATTTAAAAATGCTGTATGCGCTTTGGGTTTGAAGACCATGCCACCGAGCCGTCGCTTTCATCGTCTTCGGTTTCGGGGTCGTCCTTGGCGTAAGGCAGTTCCACAAGGTTGTTCTTGCCGTCGCGGATGTCTTTGAGCATGTCGATTGCCAATTGATAGTCGAGGCGGAATACATCCAAGTCCACGTTAGGGTTGGCAAGCCTTACGAGATAGTATGACGCTATCATCTTTACTATCTTTTTGAGCATCTCGCATTGGAGTGCAGGCGGCTCGCCTGCCTCTCCAAACGCCGCTTTCAAATCGTATTTAAAAAGGTACGACTTGCAGAGCGATTCGGCTGCGAGGATTTGGAGTTCTGCCGCCTCTTGGTCGCCGCGTGTTATGGTCTCTATTATTTCGGGATAGAGCGATGTCTGTCCGAGTTCTTCTACCGTTACTATCATAATTTGAATTTGTTTTTGCGTTTAACTGTGTAAATACCTTTGTCAAGTACTTGGGCAGCCTCCGAAGTTTTAAGAATGAATACACCGCCTTCCACCATATCGGGACCGTCCATGCGTTTCTGTTTCCGTGAAAAATTGCGGAACTGTGCAGTAAGGCGTTTCATGTCGGGATTGTCCTTCTCTTTCTCGTTGAATATAAGTTGCCCTGCCCGGTTTATCGGTTCCAACAAGCCTTCAATACGGGTATATTTGTCTTGCTTTACTCTTGTGTCGGTGGTAAGGGGAAGCATTACGCCTGTTTGCTCTGAATATTGAAAAACTGCCGGCTGCAATACCTGTTCAAAAAATGGGTTTTGCAGGCTGTTGTTTTCTATCCATACTTTTACATTTTCAGCACCTGAATTTACAGCGGTATTATAAGCCGAAAACAATGCCTCTACAAAATGCGCCGTGCTCATGGTATCAACCCATGTTTTTACAATGTAGTAATAGAACCCTTGTTTTGCTATTATACCAACGGCTTTGTACGAGCCGGAGGATACGTCTTTGTTTGAGGTGGCAGGGTCGGCGTATACAAGCACAAGGCAGTTTTTGAGGTTGGGCACTTTGCCAAATATCACCTCTTTGAATACCGTGCCGCCGTCCATCGGGTTGTTGAAATACTCTTTTTGAGCCGATTCGTAACTGATGGTTGATAGTACCCGGTCTATTTGTTCCTCGGTGTTTTTTTCGGGCCAAGTGCTTTTGCCTTCCTTGTCGCGGATATTTACTATATCAAACTTGTCGGCAACGTTTTCGCCAAGGTACTTTACAGCACAGTTGTCGTGTATAATATTGCCGTTTACAAGTATGCGCGTGGGGTTGGATATAGAGCGGGTTGGTATCAATGCCTGTTCTATCCAGTTTATTTTGTTGCGCATGGTGTCTTCGTTGCGGCACTCCTCGTCGGTATCAAAGTCGTCGATAAGAATAAAGTCGGGGCGTTTTTCGTTGTTTCTTGTACCACGCGGCGACTCTCCCCAACCAAGAGCGCGAAACATACAACCGGCTTTTATCATAAACTTGTCGGAAGTCCACATGCCTGTTACGGGTTGTTTGCCGTAATCGTTTTCCATGCGTTGGTTTGCCTCGAAACAGGCTTTAAATGGTAATAAAAGACTTACTGCATTGTCGTGGCTGTTGGATACAAGCAGCATGTTTTTGATTCTGCCTGTTAATGCCAAATAGCAAATCTCCATCATTGAGCGTGCGCTCTTGCCGAGTTCTCTCGACCATGAGCGCACTTCAAACCATTCGGCATTTTGTATAAGTCTTTTGGCGGCAGCTATATGAAAGGCTGCGGGTTTGGCAGTGCAATAGTGCGGAAAATAGTATTTAAACCACTCCTCCGGATTGTTTTCGAGACGGTGTATGCGGCGGAATTTATCTGCCTCGGTCTCGTTTAAGTCCGTTGGTGTGGCATTGCGAAAATTGTTGCAATACTTCTGCCATTGCTCCAAATAATCTTTGTCCGTTGCTTTTTTGCCTATTCCTGCCATTTTGCGTTTTCGATTGTTTTGTTAACAAAAGCATTGTAAAGGTTAAGCACCTTGTCGGCAACATCGGGAGCGGCAGTTTTAACAAACTCGCAAAACTCCATACCTATCGACGTGGTTTGTGCAATAGAGTAGCGACCTTCAAGAGCCTTAATATCCATAATAAGTTTGCGCCGTGCGTCTGCCTCTTTCGACGATGCCACTTTGTAATCCTCTTTTTCCTTTATCATGCGGTTAAACTCTTCGAGTTCGTCGTACAGTTCCGAAAGGCGTGCACTCTTAGAGGTAAGCAGGTTCTTACGCAGACTGTCCCAATTGCCCGCCTTTGCCCAACGGGTAACAGTTTGTTGCGATACCTCCAACTTTTCGGCAATCTCTTTTTGCGAGAGTTTGTTTTGCAGAAAGAGTATCTGTGCTATCTCTTTTATGTTGTCTTTGCTCTTAGCCATTGCGATGTATATTAATTACAATGCAAAGATATTATGGCTAAAAGGTGCTGTGCAAAAACCTCTGCAACATTGGCAGAGGTTTTTGGAAGGGGGTGTAGTAGGGGGTAATTTTGCAGTGCATTCAAAACAAAAGCCTCGGAAAAACAAGGGGTAAATGGCCTAACCCACGGCAGGGCGGCGAGACTACGGAAGTGCGAAAGCCCCACACAAAGCCCTGCCTTTTTATTTTAAGTATAAAACAAACAAAACATAAAAACCAATATGAAAAAGATAGAAAAAGAATTTTGCATCACCGACGACAGTGTAAACGTGTACGGCTACCGTCTGTTGACATCGGGGTTTGAAATTGAAAGGTTCAATCCTCCGATTGGCTTTCTGATGCACGAACGCGACAAGGGCGTGGCTGTACGTTGGGAAGATTTCAGAACCGAATCCGGGAAAGTGTTTGCCAAGCCGGTAATCAACGACGAACTGTTTCCACAGTTGGCACAACAGATCGAAGACGGATTTTACAACGCCGCCTCAGTAGGTCACATCGTGGCACTTGAAGTTAGCGACGAGGAAAAATACAAACTCGAAGGTCAAACAGGACCAACGGTTTTAAAATGGTTTTGCCGCGAATGTTCCATCGTAGACATACCCGGCAACTACAATGCTATTGCACAATTATACGACGAGTCAGACAATCTCTTGCACGACTTGTCTTCAAACTTTATAACAACAGGAAATATGAAAAACACAGACAACACAAACACGGGCGTAATGGTGGCAATTGCCGCTCTCGGACTGCCCGACCTCAAAGACGACGCAACCGCCGAAGACGCGGTGCTCGCAGTTAAAGAACTTGTGCGCCGAGCCACCGATGCCGAAAACCGCCTCGCCTTGGTGCAAGACCAACTGATTGCCTCGCAAATCGACGGCGTATTAGACACCGCTATCAAAGAGCGCAAAATTACTCCTGCAACGGCAGAACAACTCAAAGCCGACTACAAAGACAATATCTGCGGCTTAAAAAACCTTGTGGAGAAACTTCCGGCGCAGAGCCTTATTTCCGAACAACTCAAACCCGGCATTCCCGAACACCTCAGAGGCAAAACATTCAACGACCTCTACATCTCAGGTGAGTTGGAAACCGTAAAAAGAGACTTCCCCGAATTGTACGAGGAACTTCGCAAAAGCAATTCATAATTAATAATGCATAATTCATAATTAGTAATTCATAAATCGTATTTATCATGGCAACAATGATTTCGCAAGAAGTATTTGCAAACTACATCGTAGAAAAACTGCGCCGCAGCAATCCGCACCTTGGACTTGCCGCCGACGAATCGCAGTATGTAAAAGCCGGTGCAGTGGTACACATTCCACAAGCCGGTGCAAGTCCCCAAACAGTTAAGAACCGCTCTACATTTCCTGCCGTAGCCACACAGCGCGGCGACACAAGTGTAACCTACGCGCTCGACAGTTTTACCACTGAGCCTGTACACGTAGCATGGAGCGAGCAAGCTGAAATCTCATACGACAAGACCGACAGCGTACTTGCCGACCACGTGGCAACTCTTATGGAAGCCGTTGGCGACAACATGCTCTACAATTGGGTGGTAGGTCTCAAAAACAAGGGCGCAGCTACCGACACCATTCCCGCTGCCAACGTAATCATCACCTCCGGCGCACTCGACGAGATTGAAATTGCGCAAGGTGTAACCGTACAACGCAACGCCTTTACCTACAAAGAGCTCGAAAAGGCACAGTACATTATGAACCACCAGAACGTACCGAAAACCGACCGTTACGCTTTGCTCGAAAGCAAGATGTACCAGCAACTTTTAGACAGCCTCTCTGCAAACCAAATGGCAGCTTTCCAAGCCGCAGCCGACCTCAAAAACGGTATTTGTGGACGCTTGTACGGCTTCAACATTATGGAACGTTCATCGGTATTGGTATTCACCAGCACTACTACACCTATTGTTCCCGGCACCGAAATTGTCAACACTATGAACCCCGCAGCTCTCTGTTGGCAAAAAGACTGTGTGGCAACTGCCAAAGGCGACATCATGCCTTACCAAGACCTTGGCAATCCTCTCTACTATGGCGACGTGTTCTCTGCCGAAGTTAAGGCAGGCGGACGAGCCAAACGCGCCGACTATGCCGGTGTGGTGGCTATTGTAGCATCTAAAAAATCGTAAATGAGATGATTGAAGTCTTCCAACAGTTCGGCTTCCCCATCGCCGTTGCCATTGTTTCGCTAATGGCGGTGGGTTTTCTTGGAAAATACCTTCTTAAACGCACCGACAAAATGGACGAGAAGGCAGACAAAATCCAAGAACAATACACAGCGTACCTTCAAATGGCCAACGTGGAACTTACCGGCGCAATTAAAGAAAACGCCGCGGCAAGCAAGGAAAACGCATCGGCGCTGAAAGAGAACGCATCGGCACTCAACCGTTTTTCGTCGGCATTGGAACGCTTTGAAACATTATTAATGAAACTTAATAAACAATAACACCATGGGATTTCCAAAAGTAAAAGTCAGCATAAGCGACGGCAACCTTCTGCGCACAATCAACGCGCCCGATGCAGTTCCCGCGCTTCTTACCAAAGAATACACAGGCGGCATTTTAACGGTGTTTTCTCCCGACGATGCTGCAAAGAAAGGTATAACCTCACAGGCGTTTCCTATAACTGCGGCTCTCGTGGCTATGTTCTTTAAAGAACTTGCCGGCAATACCCGTCTTTTTATTGCAGCTCAAACAGCAGCCAACCTCGAAAACCTTACTGCACGAGGTGTCAATATCGCCGTTTGGCACGACACCAGTTTTACCTACGAATCGTTGTTGGCAATTTCCAACACACTAAAATCTACCTGTCAAGAAATGCAGTCTTCGGGCTACCCGGTGCGCGTTCTTGTTGGTGGCAACATCGACGAAGAAACACTCTTAGAACTCAACGTAAAAGAGTTAGACAATCCGTACATCGGCATCGTTGCCGGTGAAGACAGTGCAACAGGCGTAAGCATAGCAGCCGCAGCCCTTGCACGTTGCTGCAAGTATGGTGCACACATCAAAATAGGCAGTGGTCAAAACGGCGCATTGGTAAGCATTACCGACGTAAACATTGGCGGCAAAGCTTACACCGAATACAACCTTGCACAATTGGAAGTAATGCACGACAACGGCTATATTATGCCGCAGCACCGCACAGGCACAGCAGGTTATTTCTTCGGACAAGACAACATGTGCTCTAACGGTGATTTCCGTATTTTGGCACACGGCAGAATTATCGACAAGGCGCAGGTAATAATCCAACAGGCTTACGCACCTTTTATCGAAGACACCATCCGCGTATCTGACGACGGCACACTTGACGAGGGCGATGTTTCGTATCTCGAAAACGTTCTCGAATGTTCTATCCTTGCCAACATGACTTCGCAGATTAGCGGGGTACAGGTGGTAATTGACAAACAGCAGGACATCATCAACACTTCAACCCTTGAAGTAAGCTGCCGCATCCAGCCGCTCGGTTACGCCACATGGATCAACGTAACATTAGGTTTGGCAACGGCATTGTCTAACTCGTAATTCATAATTAGTAATTCATAATTCGTAACTATTATGGCAAACATGAATATCAAAAGCTCGGAATGTGCTTGGCATCAAACCGAGGTAAAGGTTTTAGGCAGAACTCTCGCCGGCGTTCGTGGTTGGGAAATCAAAAAGACCGTAGAGAAAGAACATCTTTACGGTGCAGGTCAAAACCCGCTCGACATCACCGAAGGCAACATCAAAGTAGAAGGCAGCATCAAAGTTCTCGGCTTTGAGGCTGACGCGCTCAACCAAGCGGCTCAGGCTGCGGGTTACGGCGACATTACCGAAGTACCCCACGAGGCTATTGTGGCTAACATCAAACTCAAACGCTCTCCTTTTGACAAAGCCACCAATATTGCAATTCGCGGCATCGCATTCACCGAATGTGGCGACAGCATGGATCAAGGCGCAAAAAACCGAGAAATCACACTGCCTTTTATCGCAATGGACGTAATCAAAACCACTCTTTAAACACTGTTTAAATACTTTTTAAAATGGAAAAAGAAGAGAAAGAAACCAACCAATTGCTTGAAAAACGCTACGGCGCAAAGTTGGAGGAATACAAAAAACAGTACGCTCCGCGTAAACTGTCGGTTATTGTTGTAGAAGACAAAACCGCAATACTCCGCCCCGTTACCGCTGCCGAAATGGGTCAGTACTCGCTTATGATAGCAGGCGAAAACTGCGGATTAGACACCGCTTGCCGCTACCTCTTAGAAAGCCTTTGGCTCGACGGCGACAACTGCATCCGCGACGACGAGGAGTATTTTATCTCCGCAATGCTCCAACTCCAAAACGTTATTGAGCTAAAAAAAAGCAGCTTTTTGAGAATTTAGAGCGTGGCGAAAACTCCAACGACGGCTATGCTGCCGCATTGGTCTTCGGATTAGAAAAACTTGGCTACCAATTGCTCTGTGATAACGAAAACCTATTTTTCTATCTCACAGGCGTAGCGTTGAAACTTGCAAAACAAAAGAATTGACAAAATGAATATCGTAGAGTTCGGCATAAAGATAAAAGACATGGCAAGCGGTGCGTTAAAGAAATTTGGCGACACCGCCGCCCGTGTATCCGACCGTGTCAAAAAGGATTCTCCAACGTTTAACAAAGTTTTCAAGGGCGTTGGCGGTACTATTTCCGCAATGGCTACCGAACTAAACAAGTTTGACCGCAAGCTTAGCCAAACATTAAGCCGCATACCCAAACAAGGCAAGGGTGGCAACGGTGGCGACATGCTTACCGACAAGTTCTCTGGCTTGGTAAAAGGCGCGGTGTTCGTTGGTGCAGGTTACAAAGCAGCCGAGTTTTTTGCCGATGCTATGCAAGCAGGCTTAGACCGTCAGAAAATCCAAACCTCGTTCGACGTGCTTTCGGGCAGCAAAGAAACCGGCGCGGAACTCACCAAGCAGCTTGTAGATCTTCAACAAAGTACCATTCTCGGCTCGGAGGTTTTTGCCAACGCGCAAACTATGATGGGTTTTGGTTTCAATGCCCTGAAACAAGGCGAGAGCGACATCAAGAGCGTTACTGAAAACCTCAAAATGCTCGGCGACGTGTCGATGGGCGACAAAGATCACCTCAACGGTCTTGTACTCGCATATTCGCAGGTGGCAGCATCCGGCAAGATGAACGCCGGCGACCTCAACCAGTTTATCAACGCCGGTTGGAACCCGCTCGAACAAATGAGCAAGCAAACCGGCAAAACCATCGGGCAATTAAAAGAGGAGATTGGCGAAGGTAAAATCTCTTTTAAAAAACTCCACGAGGCTCTTGTTGGCGCAACATCCGAAGGCGGCAAGTTTAACAACATGCTCGGTACTATTGCCCAAACGCCATTCGGTAAGCTACAACAGCTCAAAGGCGCATGGGAGGAACTAAAAATCAAGGCGGGCAACGCTTTTACACCGCTCATCTCCTTTGCCCTCGACCTTGCCAACAAGGTTATACCATACTTAGAAAAGATGGTTGAGCCACTTGCCAAAGGTGTGGAAAAGGTAGCAGGTGTAATGCAAACCGCCATAGGCTACATAAAATCAGCCGCACCCGCCATAATGTCGTTTTTTGCTCCCGTTGCCGAGTACATTTCGGGCGCAATAGCCAAGGTGCGCGAGTTCTTTACCTCCGCATCGCAAAAAGCCACCGTTTTTATGCGTTACATTGAAGCGGCAAAAGGCACTTACGAGCATTTTGGCAACCTTCTGCGCAATGTTATCAACACCATCGGCGACTTTATCTCGCAAATCTACGATTTTGTGTCGTCGTCTGAGCTGTTAGCAGATATTTTCTCTGTTATTCAGTCGGTAATATCTTTTATGTACGATGCAATAAGTTGGATTATCGGTAAAATAAAAGAGTTTTTCGACAACAAGGTAATGCCGATGCTCAACAAAATTGAAAAGGTATACCGCTTTGTAAAAGGTCTTGTAACTGATAATTCAAGCATCGAAGTTACCGCCCGTGCTGTTTCGCAAAACGCCGCGCTTGTAACCGCACCTACTCCCAAACCAAAAACCTTGGACGAAAAGCAAGGCGAAAACAAAAACACCGATGTTCTTAAAACCATTGCCCAAAACACTAAGAGCAACGGCACGTCGGCAGACAAAGCCGCCAAGTCCGTGGCATCGTCGGGTCCGAAGGTCGTTAACATCAGTCTTGGTAAGTTTTTCGACAATATTGTGTTTAATACCACCAATTTGGAAGAATCGGCGGGTAAGATAGAAAGTGTAGTAACCGAAGTACTGTCAAGAGTATTGCTCGACGGTGCAAAAGCAGTTTAATATTATGAGTTCGTTTGCAATCAATCTCAAAGAAATCTACCGCGAGTATTTTCCAAACAATTTTAATATTGAGGAAAAACCCGAAACGGCTGACTTCACAACCCTTGGTTCGCCTTTGAAGGAAGAACTGTTGGGCACTGAGGTATTTTTGCCTGTGCGCCTGCGCTGCGGCGGCGAGGAACTTGTAATCCCTTGCGCCACCATTCGGGTAACAGGACAAAAAACAATAGTCCGCACCGCCATAAGCGAACGCCGTGGAACTGTAAAAGAACAATTCTCTGTTGGCGACTACGAGTTTTCTGTTAATGGGGTGTTTATAGCCGACAAAAGTATGATACCCGACAAAGACATCATCACACTCAAAAGCTTTTACGAAAGCACCGAGCCGGTAGAACTGCACAACGCTATCTCTGATTTCTTTTTGGATAAATCGTGCCGGGTGTGCATTACGGCAATAGACTTTCCCGAAGTTCAGGGCAAGACGTTACGCCACCGACCGTTTTCTTTTACCTGCGAAAGTGATTTTGTAAACACTTTAATACTTGCATAACGATGTTTGTAATGACTTCCGATATATCAGTTTGCGGTATCACAGTAAAGCCGTCGGCAGTAAAATGGCGTTGTTCGCTCACTGATTACACCGACACTTGCACAATAGAACTGCCGTTGTCGCTTTACACCAAGAAAAACGGCGACAAGACTATTGGCGAGCCGTCTTACAACAAACTGCCGTTTCACGATGGCGGAGATGTGCTTGTAATGCTTGGCTACGACAAACGAAACACCACACGTTTTATGGGCAAAATACTGCGCATCAATTACGCCGTGCCTTTGCAGATAGAGTGCGAGGGGTATTCTTACGACCTAAGAGGCAAGCGTTTTACAAAGTCGTACCAAAAAACAACGGCGTATCAGTTGTTGAAAGACCTTTGCACCGATACCGACATTATAATCCAAAAGAAAAACATCGCCGACTTGCCGCTTACAAATGTTTGGTTTAAGGATTTTCCCGCGTTGGAAGTGTTGGACTGGTTGAAAAAAAACTGTGCCTGCCGTATTTGGTTCGATTTCGACAAACTGTTTCTCTCTCCGTCGATGTATTCCAACAAGAAAGATACTGTAAAACTCATTCCGGGTTTCAACACTGTAAAAGACGACGAACTGAAAAAGTCTGCCGCCGATGGCGAGGTAAGAATCAATATTGTGTCAAAAGACACCACCGGCAAAACCAAGAAAACCAAGTCGGACAAAAAGCAAAACTCAGCGCAGAAATCCAAAACCGAAAAACAGTTGAAGGTGCGCAGCGGACTTCCTTCCGACTATCTGAAACAGGTGGCATCGGCAATGGACTTGGAAGAAAACCATCAAGGCTACGAAGGCAGTATTACATGCTTTCTTGAACCATCTATCGAAAAATCAATGACTGTTAATATCGACGATCAAAAATTCCCCGACCGCAGTGGACACTACTTTGTAGAAACAGTGGAAGGCGAGTTTTCGGCATCGGGCGGACGTCAGAAACTAACACTGAAACATTATGACAACAACTAACGAACTCCGTCGGGCTTTTCAGCAAAAATATGGCGAAAAGCCTGTTACAATACTCGGAACAATAGCCGCCGTGGACGAGAACTCCAAGACCTGTAACATCGACGACGACGGTTTTATGATGTACGGCATACGGCTGCAAAGCGTTACCAACGCGGCAGCCGGAATATTAAAAGTGCCGAAAATAGGCGCACAGGCGTTGGCTGTTAAAATAGAAGACGGCGACGGTTTTATGCTCCTCGACTGTGCCGAATACGATAAAATAATCTTCAACGGCGGCACCAACGGTGGACTTATCAACATTGAAAGTCTTGTAAATAAGATTAACGCCATTGAAAACGATTTAAATAGTCTTAAAACAGTGTTTAAATCTTGGACACCGGTTGCACAAGATGGCGGTTCAGCTTTAAAAACGGCAGCGGCTGATTGGGCAGATCAGACAATTACAAAAACTAAAACCAAAGACCTCGAAGATAAAACAGTAACACATTAATATATTATGGAAGTGCACGACATATTACTTGACGAAAACCTTGACTTCAAGATTGAAAACGGAGACTTCTGCATTGGCGAAACTACACGGCAGAATCAGACACTTTTATTATTATGTCAAAAAGGCGAGTTCAAGCAGCATCCCGACCGATGCGTGGGTGTGGAAACATACCTTGAACGCTCGGAACTTGCAGGGCTCAACCGTGAAATATTGTCGCAATTCACTTCCGACGGCATGACTGTTACAGAAATAAAGACGGATTTACCGGAAATAAAAATAGAAGCGGAATACCATGAAAGTTAAAGTATTGTCATTTCAAAGCCTTGCCGACATCGCCGTGCGCTACACAGGCGACATGGAAAACTTGGTTGCCATAGCCGCTGCCAACGATCTCGCGCTCGATGCCGAACTTGCGGCGGGTCAGGAGATAGAAATTCCCGAAGACGATGTGGAAATCAACACCGGCATTGTAAGGGTATTTAAAAACAACAGTCTAAACCCGGCATCCGCCGACACTTTGGACACCGTGCTTGGCGGCATTGATTATATGGGAATACAAATTGACTTTTGGGTGAGGTAAGATAATTCATAATTCACAATTCATAATACACAATTCATAATACACAATCGAAATGCGGACAATCGACGAAATATTTAAGACGATGATAGCCGAGAAAGAAAGGCACACAGAACTTTCGAGGCTCACCAATGCAAGCTCGGCATCCATTTGGCGGCTTATGCTCTATATTGTAGCGGTGATAGCCAACACGGTAGAAAAACTCTTTGACCTTCACAAGTCAGAAATAGAGGAGCTGATAAAACAACTCGTGCCGGGACGTGCCGAATGGTACGCTCGCAAAGCACTTGATTTCTTAAAAGACGAACTCCTGCCCGACGGCAGCGACATTTACGACACAACCAACCTCACCGACGAGGAGATTGAAAATAAAAAGGTGGTGAAATACGCCGTAGCGGTGGAAGATCGCGAAATGGCAAACCTCACATTAAAGATTGCAGGCACACAAGGAGACGAACTTGTAAGGCTCGACGATGATACCGAAGCACAGTTTTGCGAATATATGCGACAGATAAAATATGCCGGAGTAAAAATCAACATCATAAACCGCGATGCCGACTTGTTTTCTTGCATTATCAACGTCCGCTACAATCCGCTTTTGCAACCTACAACTGTTAGCGACAACTGCATTGCAGCTATCGAAAACTATTTAAAAAATCTGCCATTCAACGGTGAGTATTCCAATATGGCTCTTGTTGATATAGTACAGCAAGTAGACGGCGTAAAGATCATAGACCTCGTGGAAGCCCGCAGCAACACTGTTAAAATCGACGAAATGCAAGTGATAGAAAGCAGCATTTGCCCTCTTTCAGGGTATTTCAAAGTGCAGACTATCAACAACAGAAAACAGATAACAGTAAACCTTACACCTTATGAATAGCCTAATACATACTGACTTCAAAAAATTTGCAGTAATATTGCTGCCTATAAGACTACGCCACAGTGTACTTTCTGTTTTTATGTCGGTAACAATGCTGCCGTTTTCATTCATCAAACGCGCACTCAAAGAGTTTGCCGACCAAAAGGCAGAAGAACTCAAAATCACTGGGCAGACTTGCAAATTGCAAAAACTGTTAAACGATACCTTTGACAATGAACAACGCCGCATCCGCGTAATTGACTCGTCAGAAATAGATTTGCCGATGGTGTATGTATTTCCACGCGATGCAGATAATGTGTTGTTTGTGAGTAGTAAGGACAATCCTGTTTTGATACAAACAAGAGACACAAACACAGCAGTCCCCACAGATTTCTATGTAATTGTGCCAAAGAAACTCAATCTATTTGATAATGTCCGATTAAAAGCACTTGTCAATACTTACAAACTTGCTGCAAAACGTTGGCTTATAAAAGAACAATAACATCATTATAATACTGTAAACTATGATAAAAACAATAATCGGCAACTTTCTGAAAGTTGCGCAAAATAGCGGAAAATTTCCTGTGGATGCCGAAACATTGGAAAATTTCCAAAACAACACCGCATTAACCGCTGCGTTAGGTGCTGCGCTCGGCAAAAACTATGTAATACTTACCGGCTGCATCAAGTCGGGAAACAATCGTTCGGAAGGTTACGTCTATGTAAAACTTTCTGCCTCAGATCCGGGCGAGGTTTTGTACTTTCCCGGCGGTAACAGCAACGAGCCTAATTGTTATGTCCGCGCCGACGACATCGATGTCACCGCCAAAGGTGAACCATACGAAAAAGCCTACACTTCGCGTATCCTCTCCAACGGTTTGCCATCTCGAGGTGAAAAGAAACTTGCTTGGAACGATTTTGTAACAGGCAGCGAGATATTCGCGCAGAAAACACACTCGCACGCAATATCTGATGTAACTAATTTGCAAAGAACTCTCGATACATTTCAATCAAATCTCAATACCAAACTGCCGAAAACTACCTACGATACAGGAATCGCAAATTTACAAAACAAATACGACCCTAAAATACAATCACTTGAACATGCGGTATCAGCTCCGGCAGTTGCATTTGTGAAAGGAATGATTATTATGTGGGGTGGCAGTATTGCGAATATACCACAAGGGTGGCATTTGTGCGACGGAACTGGCGGAACTGTTAATTTAAAAGACCGGTTTATCGTTGGAGCTGGCGGTTCTTACGCCGTTGGTGCGACAGGTGGCAGCAATTCCGTAACATTGACGACCTACCAAATGCCAAGCCACTCGCACATATTGAAAAGTTGCTCCACGGCTGGCAAGCACTGGCATTATGTGTACAATGATAGCGGCGCACATAAATGTGATAGTTCAAACAACTTTTGGTGTGCTGGCGATAAAACAAGCAGCATTAATGTGCCGCCAGAATCCAGCAGTGACGACACTTCAAGTAAATTTGGACACACAGACTGGGACGGTGCGCATACACATACAATCGAACTCAACAGCACTGGCAGCGATCAGTCGCACGAAAACCGCCCTCCATATTACGCATTGGCTTACATTCAATACATAGGAGTATGACAGAACAGAATTTTATCAGCAGCATAGCATTGTGCGCTAACAAAATCGAAAAATGTGCAAACCGTGTAATGCCAATCAAAGCGGGACGAATTGCAAAAAATCTTTTTCAAAACAATTTTTTGCTTGGCGGTTTTATGAACGATGGTTTGCATAAATGGAAAATATCTAAGCGTATCGGCAAGGATAAGGGCTCAAAAGGAAAGTATAAAACCCTTATGAGCGGACGCAACCACCTATACAACAGCATAGATTATAGAGTATCTAATGGCGAAGTCGTAATTGAAAACCGTGTGCCATACGCAGCAGTACACAACGAGGGATTAAGAGCCGGACGCGGCAATGGATTCCAGATGCCACGCCGTCAATTTATCGGTAAAAGTAAAGAACTGACGGCAGAAATAGAAAAAATGATTGAAACGGAACTAAAAAAAATCTTGGAAGTATGAACGATGTTTTTTCAAAGCTTTACGCCGACATAGCTGAGCATATCCAACAAAATATGTCTGAAATTGCTTGGATCGATCTTTATTTAGGGCAAGACCAAACCGATTTGCGCCCGACATTGTCATATCCTGCGGTTCTAATAGACTTTGACCGTGCGGAGTATTCGATGGCAGGTGGCGGCAATCAATTTGTTGAAGCGCAAATATCAGTGCGCCTTCTCCTCGACAACTACGCATCAAGTGCACAAAAAGCGCCAACAGAAACCCGTGCAAAAGCCTTGCTTATATATAATATTGAAAAAAAACTTGTAGACATCCTTCACAATTGGCAACCTTCCACCGCCTACACTCAACCCCTTGTCCGCATTTCCTCCTCCTCTCAAAACCGCAACGATCTCGGTCTCAAAATCCGCATTCTAAACTTCACAACAGCATGGAATGAGTACATTTCGTTTTAG